TGCCCGCGCCCGTACTTCTCGCCGCTCGACAGCCGCCACCGGCCGACCGTGAACGGGAAACGGTCGTGCCCGCTTTCGAGCACCACTTCCACGTCGGCCTCGCTGACCCAAATAGACTCCCATTTCTTATTCTTGGCCAGCTTGCCGCCCAGCGGATTGATCGCTCGCGGACGAACCAAGCGAATGAACGAGAACTTCTTCGACTCGGTTTCCAGTTTCTCGGCTGCGCTGTTGATCTTGTCGCTCAGTGCATCTTTGCCGAATCGCTGCACGGCCTGCCGGGCCGTCAACGACAGGCTGATAATCACCGTATCGACCCGGCCCTTCTCGTCCTGCTTGATCTGGTACAGGCTGATGTCATAATCCATGAAGTACGGCACCGTCCGATCTTCGTCCCACACGCGCTCATGGCAACAGGTGCCCAGGTTCGAGATGGACGCGATGGACATATTGAACTTGGTACGATAGTTCGAGGCGAAGAAGTAGCGGTGTGTCGTTTCGGCCGTCTCCGACAGATAGCGCTTCACGTGGTCAAGCCGGGCCACGCGCGGGTTAGCACCCGTTAGAGCAAAGAAATCCGACCCTGGCTGAATCAACGTCGTCGCCAGACCGGACGCCAGGTTCTGCGCGTTCGACACCGCCCGGCCGTTCAAGTACTTCATCGAAATATCCTGGCCAGGAGACTGCTTGGTCGTGATCTGGTTCTCGACCGGCCGCGTATAGTCCGACGCCGCCTGGTAGAGTGTGCGGAAATCCGCCTGCTTAGCCTTCTCGGCATCGCGGAGCATGATGATTTGTTTCGCCAGGTCGCTCACGCCATGACCTCCGCTGCGTTTAGGTAGCCCAGCGCGTCAAGTTCCTCGATGCGCCTGAGCACGTCGTCACGAATGTCCGTCCGGTACTGGACTTCCGGGATTTCCAAGTGTGCCGCCTCGATGTAGAGCATCGGCCACAGGGCTTCGGCGTACTCATCGTGGTTCGTCAGTTCACAGACGATGGCGTCGAAACCCGAACAGACAAGTTTTTCTTGACGGTTCAACATGCAGTCCAACGGCCAGACGTGCTCCGATTCCAAATCGAGGCCGATGATCGGCAGGCCCGCGCACTCCGGGGCGTCCTCGTTCACTGGATAGGGCGGCATGGTGAGTCGGAGAGCGCCCAGCCAATCGGTCGAGGGTTGGAAGTCGGGCATCTCGTGTCCGGCCATCCAAAAAAGAAATTCTCCCAGAGGTTCGCCGAGTCCCTCGCAGACGGCATAGATAGCGCTGTAGCCGAAGCGCGGCGTCCATTCGAGCATGCAGGGCGTGCCGTCGGCGGCGATGATGCAGTTGATGTCGAGCGGGCCGCTATACTTGACCTGCCTGAGCCACGGTTCGAGTTTCTTGAACGTCTCATCGTAGAGCCTCGGACACATGTTGAACTTGACGGTCGAACCCATGCAACCCGTGTTGGGGCCTTTGTCGTCGTTCATCAATCGCTTTTGTTCAAGCGTGTTGTTATATGAATTCGGCACTATCTCGCCATCGAGGCACCAGACTTCGCTTGAGATTTCGACGCCCTGAATGATCTTCTGCAAGACGAACGTAAACTTGCCGCCGCCGATCTCCTTGTAGTGTTCGAGCATGGCGATCATCTGTTCGGCGCTGGTACTGACGAACGTTCGCACGCCCTCGCGGTTGTCATTCGGCTTGAACACGAACGCATCTTCCTGGTCGGCCAGGTACTTGATGGCCGAATCGAAGTTTCTGAACTCATCCCACTCCGGCGTGGCTATGCCGTGGTTGTCGGCCACGGCCAGGCCGAACGTGCGGTCGAGTTCCAAGTCGTCGGCCAGCTTGCTTGCGCCCACAACACGATAACCCTTGGCACGCATCTCGTCGGCCTCTTGGCCCATGCCGGACATATCGAACACCAGCACGGTGTCGGGGGACAGGCCGTCGCGCCAGTTCTTGACTCGCGGCAACAGGCCGTCGTAGAGGTGCTGGCCCTTCGGGTCTTTGAGCCAGAAATCGACCTCGTTGCCTTCCTGGTGCAACCGCCAGGCCAGGCCGATACCGTCACCAGACTTCGAGATTAACCGGAACTTTCGCACTCGCAGTCCTCAAGTTCACAGAGACAGTCGGGACAAAGGGGGTGCATCGCATCACCTAATCGGGCAACAAAAAAGCACGGCCGCAGAAGTGTCAGGCTCCTGCAAGCCGTGCTTTAATGTTCTGTTCGTCGCATGCCGGGGATCAGCCGTCGTGCGAACCCGAATTGTCTCAGCCCAGCAACTTCTTCTTGCCCGTCTGCGGCTCCAACGCGCCAGCCAGCAACGTGCTACCGAAGCCATCCGTCCGCGACGGTTGCTTGAGCGCCGCGTCCTGCGCCGCGCTACTCACGACCGGCGTCGCCGGGGGTTTCGGCACCGGCGGCGGCTTGACAGATTTCGGAAACAAGAAGCTCATAACGTACTCCTGAGTGTATGGCGACAACACATACCACACGTTTCCTGAAAGTCAAGCGTTCACGTCGATACCGAAGAAGGCTTGTAGCCGATGCACGGCTGCCATTTCGAGCCGTTCGACTATCAGGCGAGACAGGTGCAAGTGGTCGCATGTCTGCGCTATCGTGTGCCACCGACCGTTCCAAAATCCGTAGCGATAACGAATCACCGCCCGTTGAGCCGGCGGCAACATATCGACCAGCAGTCGCACCATCTGGGTTGCGGAGTCCTCGGCGAGTTGCGGCATGGAGTCAAATCTCCAGAACGTCGTAGTCATGGTCGGTTTCGGTGGACGCCACGTCTTGATTAAATCCTCGTCGGCACAAACTTCCGTGATCTGCCGCCAACTTGAAGTAGCCCAGTGCATGGCGGAAGTGGTCGCCCTTGCTGGAACTGATGTAGACATACCTACTACCAGTCTTGGTTTCCTCCTTGACCTTCGCCGGGTCGCAAACCTGCTTGGCGAACGTCTCGATGATCGGTGTGCGGCGGGGCAAGACCAACATCTTCTGCTCGACCATCGCGTATGACCAGTCCAGCAGCACCGTTCTATCCATCTTGACCCAGCCCGGCGTCGAATCAAAATCCGGGTCGGCGTTATTGACCTTATAGTCGCCCAGCACCACCCCGCGCTCGGCCTTCTGGAACTCCGTCGCCAGCAACATTTCCGGTTGGTTGTCGATGACCGTCCAGCGGACGTTGAAGGCCAGCCGCAAATCGTGGCCGACCGTCTTGAGTTCGGCCATCGGACACTCGACGACCTTGAAAATCTCGTACTCGTTTTGTTCCCGCTTGCAACCCAGGACGATGTGACAGTTCTTGCCCACGTCGATGCCCATGGCGCACGGCCCGTCGTGGTGCGTCGCCATCGGCTCCTGGCCGCACAGGGCCAACACCTGCTTTTCCTGCAACTTCTCTTCGGCCCCAACGTAGCCCAGGCCGAGAATCTGCCGCCAGACTCGCGTCGGGTCGCCGTTCGGCGGGTCGCGGAACTTCCGCAGAATCGTCCATGGGTCGTTGTAGACGGTCATCAAGTGATTGGCCTGGTAGCTAACCCCCCACTCAGCATGGCTCGGACAGTCAGCGTGCCACTCGCCCGGCAACTGCAACGTTCGCGAACCACGGCGCGGCCCGACATTCCGCCCACACTTCGGACAGGACACGAAGCCCCGGCCGTTCTCGTCCCGTTGCACCGTCTTTTCCGGGTCGTCCATGAAATCCTTGACTGCGCAACACCAACGTCCGCAGTCACAACGCCGATACCAGAACCGCTGGTCGCCACGCAGGAACGCATCGCAGATGCCCCGGTCGGGCAATGTCGGGTTACTGATCTCGACGAACTCGTGAACGTCCGAATGCGCCAACCGACCTTCCGCCAACTCGACCACCGAGGCGTCGTTCAGGTCGCCCTCTTCGATGTTCACCCGGTCAACGTCGCGGTTACGCAGGTTCGCCGATTCACTGTCGCCGGCCGCCAATCCGACCTTGCGGTTCGTTGTCGCCCCAACAAAGTACAGGTTGCTCGACCCGACTGTCTTGAGCCGCGCCGTGTCCGTGCCCTGGCCCCCGGCCTTGACGTACCGTCCGATGGCTGGGTTCGCGGCAATGATCGGGTCGTACCGGGCCTTGCTGAAATCGTCGGCCAAGTCCTGCTTCGGAAAGACCACCAACACTCCCTTCGGGTAGTGCCCGAATATCTGCCCGTGCAAAATGCGCAAGACCGTGAAGACCAACGTCTTGCCCGTCTGCGTACCCGCCTGAATCGCTATCCGTTTCGCCTCGGATAGCAGCCACTCCTCCTGGAAGTCGTGCCCGTCGTCGAACGAAAACCGCGTGCCGGCCACGACCAACTCCATGTGCTCCGCCCAGACCGCGGCGTTGCGGGCGCAGAGTTCCTGCATGGCGATGATGCTCATCGTGACCTCATTTCCGCTTCACGTGGTTCGACTTCGGCCGACGTTTCAGCCGGTCGACAACCTCGTCCAACACCTTCACCGTGTCTGCCAACGCATCCCGTTCCTTCCGCACCCTGTCCAACTCCGCCCCGTACTGCGCGCCTATCTCCAACGCCGATTCGTACTTCATCCGCATGATCTTCAACGGCGCAAAGTCATGCAGCACGCGAGACCCACAAGACGTACAAAACCAATCGAAGCACCTTGCAAGGTCTTCTTTGTATTCGTGGTGTTCACAGGTCTTAATTCTCGCCAGTTCCGCCAACGCGGCGTCACGCTCAGAGGTCAAACTTTTCTGCATTTTCCAACTGGCATCATCCCACTTCTGCTGCATCTCGTCAAACCGCTTCCGGCTCACCCACGGCCACTTAATCTTCATTTTGTCACCCTTTCAAGTAACGCCTCGTCCAGCCAAAACCCTCTCTTCGTCCGCCGTCCACGTAATATCCCGCCGATCTGGCGCATCTCCCAACACCCATCCACGCTCTTGCCCCGAAGTCGCTCAGGACACTCCGTGCACCGCTCAACAAACACTTCCCTCGTCACCTTAACCATCGCCATCTTCGGCCCCTTTCTCGTAAGGTTCTACCTTCCTGGCCCGACTTCGATAATTCTCCAAAACCCGCGACGATGCGTCCTGTGCCAAACCCATTATCGTGTGAGCGTTGCCCGACCACTTCCGATAAACCAGTGCTTCCTCCGCGTCCTGCTCAATCAGCAACGCGATGCACCCGTGGTCACACCGATTCAGAAGCTCCGTCATCAGCTCTTCCAACGTCGCCAGTTCCAAAGGATTCATATCACCGCCTCCGCAAACCAAGGTTCACCCGCACGTAGTTCCGCTGCTCTCGCAACCACTCCTTGAACCTGAACTTCCTGGCCGCTCGCTTCCGCTCAGTGTACCACCACGGCTTGTTCTCACCCGTCACTTCCGATGCTTTCATATGCAACCTCCTTAATATGACTTCGGATAGGATACAGTTTTTGCTGGACAGTATCGCGTTCGACCCCGCCCCGCTTGGGGGCCTGCCGGGGGTCGGCCTGTCAAGTCAAGCTTGACCCGCGCCGCGCCTTGCCTTGACTCATGGATGTAGTCCTACGAGCGCGTCGACCACGCCCCGGTGGCAGTCTGTCTGTGCCTCCCGCGCCATCCTGACAGGGCAGTCGGCGTAGCAGAGCGGGCAGTTGGAGCAGTCTTGCTTGTCCATTGCACATCCTCCTTGAGTTATCCACAATGCAGGCAACGAGTTATGCACAGGGGTCGACGACTTATCCACAAGTTATCCACCGCGTGAGTATATGCGGCGTATACTCTAGCGAGATAGCCCTAAAACGCTCTATGATTGCGCAGGAGACACGCTAACACCAGAATCGCCCGGGGATAGCCCAGAACCCCTCGGCGCGTCTCCTACCCCCACTGGGACAATCCTGCCGCAATGCGGACACGTCAACCCACCCCGTACCAACGCGTCCTCAATCGCCGCGATCAGCCGCTCCCCCGCCGCGTCGCGCTCGACAATCTTGGCCTGCTCGCCCTGGCTGAGCTCGTCCGGGAATGAAGCCGCTATCTCGATCAACCCCCGCATCTCGCTCGACAGGTCACCGCTGTGCTTGGCCCGCGCCACAGCGTCCGCCAGCATCTCAATTGCGGCTTTGCGGGTTGTAGGTACATTGGGCAAGTTACGCTCTTGAGGCAAATTGGGCATTGCAGACAACTCGGCGATGCGGCGCCGGATACTGTGCAGACCAAACAGGTAGCAGGCTGATGACCGCTTGAATCCTGCCCCATATGCCGAGAGTTCTTGGTGTCCGAAGGTTTCCGACCCTGCCTGGGTGTAGAGCCTGCATAGCCGCTCGTGTTTCATGTTGCTCAGGGGTCCGGTTTGAGGTTCTTTTTGTTCGGGTTCGCTCATGCGTTTGTCCCTCTGGAGTTAAGAGATTGCAGAACCTTCCGCGCTCCAGCCCCCCACGACGGGTCGGGAGTGGTCGTTCCAGACGGGCAAGCCGCCTCAAGCGGCGCTGCTCCGTCTGTGTGTATCTGGGTTGAAGACCCAGATACACTGTGTGTGTGTATGTCATCGTCACCTCCGTCACTCTGCGCCCCACTGCGCCCCGTTGCGCCACTCCCTTGTTTTTTGCCACGATAACGGGCCATGCGCTCGGCATGACTCTCATCGGTCTGAAAGCAAGCCCAACCTACTATTGTCAAGTTTCCATCACTTTTAGTGACGGCATGTTGCGCCTCACCCTCATTTATCATAGCGCCAAAGGCTTCGGCACTAATGTTAAGATAGGCAAGGCGGCGGGTGTCAAAGTAGGTTTGTTTGATGGTTCCCTTCACCCCGAACAGCTTGACTTCGCAGAGTAGTTTTATCCATGCCGCGAATTGCTCCGGCGGCAAGCTGGCCGTCCATCCCACTTCACAGCAACGAGCCTCGAGCCGTAGCCATGCCATAGACCTACCTCCCCGCCCGGCTGACGCTCTCGAACTGGCACCGCTCGCCAACGAACACCAGGTCGATTACCCCTGTCCGGGCGTTGCGGGCTTTGGCGACCTGCATCTGCGTTTCGGCCTGTCCTAGGTCTCGGTCGAGTAGCAGTACCACATCGGCATCTTGCTCAATCGCCCCTGATTCCCTGATGTCGCTCAGCCGGGCCTTGCGTCCGTTGCCCTTCTCGGTTTCGCGGTTGAGTTGGCAACAGACGATCACCGGACAATCAAGCTCTTTGGCCAGACACTTACAGATATGGGCGTCTTGGCTGACTTCCTGCTCCCGATTCTGAGCATTGCCCCACGGCGTAAGCCTTTGCAGGTAGTCGATGACCACGAAATCCAGCCCGTCACGCTGTCTGAGCTTGCGGCAGGCTCCCCGAATAGCAGGCATGGTAGCACACTCGGTTTCGATTCGCAGCGGGAGCTTGCCCAACTCCCCGGCGGCGGCGATCAGCAGGCCCATGTTTTCCTCGCTGCATTGCCCGTGGCCGATACGCTGCATCGGGACGTGAGACTGTGCCGCCAAGAGCCGTAGGGCGATCTCGTTGTACCTCATTTCGACGCTGAAGATTGCTCCCTTGTGCCCGGCCATACTCATGTTGTGGGCCATGTTGACGGCGAGGGCTGATTTGCCCACACTGGGCCGGGCGGCAATGACGATCATGCCCGACTTCGGCAGCCCGCCGTTGAGGTAGTTGCTATCGAGGTCGTAAAAGCCGCTCGGAATGCAGGCCCGCAACTCGCCCCGCGCCGCCGCCTCAATTTCCGCGAATGTGTCCCGGAGCACGTCGCGGAGAATCTTCGGCTCCCCGCCGCCGCTGGCGTGCTCGGTAATCGCCAGAATCTTAGCCCCCGCGTCGGCGCAGAACTCTTCAAAGCTCTGCCCCTCGTCATAGGCGTCGCGGATGCACTCGCCGGCCGTGCCGATAAATCGCCTCAGGATAGCTTTGTGTTTGACAATCCGGGCGTAGTCCTCGACGGCGGCAGCGCTGATGCAAAGCTCCATCATGCGCCGTAACTGGTCTACACCACACGTGCCGTCGAATTTGTCTACCTCGATGGCGTCCAGCCAGTCTCGGCTTTGCAGGGCGTCCAGTACCGTCACTGGGTCAACCGCCGAATTACTGGCGTGTAGCTCGCTGATGACGGTCGCTAGTTTTTGGTGGTCGGGTAGGTAAAAGTCCTCTGGTTTTACGATACCAAGGGCCTCGCCGCAGGCTTGGCGGTCGAACATCATGCCGCCCAACACGGCCTTTTCTGATTCGTCAGAGTGCGGCGGCACGTGATCAAGAAATGCAGTCATATATACCTCTACAAAATCCAGGCAGACCGGCCGGGTGGAATGATAACGCCGCGCGGACACGCGCAGAGATATGCCCCGACCGGCCCGCCTGAATTCTGAAGTTTGGTTTGTATCGTTATCATTCCATGTATCAGGATAGCAATCTCCTTCGCCGCCGTCAACAAAATTATCTCCGCCCCTGGCTGTCCCGCCGGACGGGCAAAATAATTCTGCCGTAAGTCATGTTGTGCCAACGATTTATAAATTGTTCGGATTTCGGCTGAATTGGTTCTTGCTATTGGCCGATAATGGGACTATATTGCCAGTGTGACACGTAGCACGGCAGCCCCGGCCGGAAAAGCCTATGGCGCAGTGGCAGTTGGTGGTACGAGTTCGGCTTGTTTGGTTTGCCATGTAGTTGTTCTCTGACATATGGCGGGGACGGTGGGGCTTGAACCCACAAGGGCTGCTGTAACAGCCCAAAGCAGTTTTAAAGACTGCCGCCTTAACCATTCGACCACGTCCCCGTTTATTTGTAATGTGGAGGCGTCGGGGGTTGCACCCGAGGGCATGGGGTCCATAACCGCAGCCCGGACTACTCCCGCCCCCCACAATAGAACGCCACTTCGAAAGAAGTGGACCGCTCGCTAGGCTCCTGCTATTCCGCCAAGAATAGCCGCAGGAGCCTAACTTTTGCGCCCGTCAAGTCGCGGTCCAAAACTGGACGGGCACCCTATTGGCGGAGGCATAAGCCACCTCACTTTCTATTGTCCCGCCGGACGGACAAAAAATTCTTCTATAAGTCCAGTTGTGCCAACGATTTATAAATTGTTCGGATTTCGGCTGAATTGGTTCTTGCTATGGGCCGATAATGGGACTATAGTGCTGGTAGAGATGCAGGACAGGACGGGGCGAACCCCGCCGGGAAATTAACCGAGGAGGATGGACGATGAAGCGAGAGAGACGGCTGGAAAAAATGAATGCAGTGAAGATTTTGGCGAAAACTGCTGATCAGCGTGGCGACGTGGTGGCGAGGCAGCAGGCATCGGAGACCTGGCTAGGGCTGGCGACGCCGGGTGAGGAGAACCGGGCACCGCGCTATCTGACGTGGGTGGGACGCGGCTGACCCGCCAGATACGAGGCTGGGCCTGCCCCGGGGCAGGCCGGGGAAAAAGGAGAGAAGGCCATGAGCTGGTCGAGCAGGCGCAACGCGGCGAAAAAAGCAAAAATCTACTGCGGCGAATGCGGCGCAGAAATGGAATATAGTGCCGTCGCCCATCGCGAGGTGTGCTCTCCGGACTGCGGCCCGGGGTGCGACCAATATGCCGCGTGTGGTCACTGTGGCGCGTGCACCGAGCATTGCGAAAGATTGATTTTGGGAATGGGCCGTCGTGCAGCCGCTGGGGTGCATAGATGAGAATACCAGACCAGAGCTCGCCGTAGGAGAGGGCACGCGATGAATCCTGAAAATGGGCCGCCTGGTTCGCCAATTGTCGGCAGCGCTCTCTGTAGAGCCTACTGTGTGGAGTGCGGGGAGCCAATGCGGGTGATGAAATTCCATCCTGGCGAAGAGTATTACTGCCTCTCGTGCGCACCACCGCCATTGCCCCCCCATTCCCCGCCAACCAATATTCGCGATGACACAAGCCCCGCCTGGGAAAACGCTGTGCGCGCCATCGAAGACCAGTAGAGAGTGAGAATAATGCCGTCACGAACCTTCCGGAAGCGGTCGGCGAAGAAAGCAAGGCGGGTGGAGCCTCTAGCACTGTTCGCGCAAATGCGGCGCTACACGCTGGCCGTCTTGCAGGCGGCCGAGACCGCCGCTGAGACAAAAGGGAAGCCTGGGCCAATTGTGGCCGGGAAAAGAAAGTAGGCAAAAACATGGCACGGTTGGCCCTAGTGCGGTGCAGAAATTGCGGAGAGTTTTGCAAGTTGCTCCCCTTAGACATAGCTCCGCGAAAGTTTGCGACGGAATACACCCACGAAAAGTATAAGTGCTCTTGTGGGCACAAAGGTTATTTCGCGGAGTACACTAACGGCCAGATTATCCAGCACACATAATCGCCCCACGCCCTACCGCCAGCGGGTAAGCTGGCGAGTGGGCCAGGGCTTCTAATGCGGCACAGCCGCGAAAGGGGTGCAAGATGAGCGAGTGGAGGGTTGAAGGACAAAAGGTCTGCGGACATTACCGCGTACTGAACGAATCCGGCGTGGTGGTTGCCACCGTGTGGAAGTATGGTCTTGGGAAAAGGCACGTCAGCGGAGAATACGACGCCCTTAAAGCCTGGCAGGATTTGCCGGAAAGCGCGGCCTATGTCTTCTACGAACAATGGGAACAGCGCTATCACAACTGGTCACAGAATCCGTGGGCGTGGGCGGTCACGTTCAAGGTTGTGAAATGAACCGTTATCGCGTCACAACTTGGGACTGCGATAAGCAGGCGTTTACGCCACAACAAGGCGTGCCCTGCCGCGCGTCTGGTCTGGGCGCGTTGCGGCGCACGCTGCGCAAGTTGCAAGAGTGCGGCTATTCGTGCCACCGAAACGCGGCCGGCAACGATTCGTATATACTAATTGAGAGGATATGAGCTAATGCCACCGCGCACATTCTGGAATCTCAAACGCCGCGAACTAGTCGCCGAACTGTTGGGCGACCGAACCCGCACCGTCGCCCAGGTCGCGGCCATGCTGACCCGGCGCTGGGGCGAGACCGTGACGACGAAGGCCGTGAAGGTCGTGATTACGAGGCTGGGCCTGCCCCGGGGCAGGCCGGGAAGAAAAATCAGACCGCAACCCATTGCCCCGAAAGCACTTGCGAAATAGTTGCGATTTTGCTCAAGAATTCTCTTGCGGTCGCCGATGGTGTGAGGTATACGTAGTAAACATTCAGGGAGAAACAAGTATGCCTGCCACGGAACGTAAGACTGAAACGATGGCCTTCAAGACGACGCGAACGGTTCGCGGTCGAATCCTGGCCGAGGCCAAGCGTCAAGATCAGAAGGCGAGCAAGCTGATTCATCGGGCCTGCGAACGGGCGTTTTTGAAGAAGGGGAAATGACATGGTAAAGCTCAAACCGTGTCCGTTCTGCGGTAAGGAAATGCGCATAACTGGTACCTGGTGCAATTGGAGCGTTCTGCACGTGGACTCCAACCCGCCGTGCGGAATATGGATGAACGGCCGTATCAAGAAGGACCTGATTAGAACGTGGAACCGGAGGGCCAAGCCATGATGATTCGCGAGCCGAAAGACTGTGGCGGCGGGAGAGATCGCAAGGTGCGAATTCTCGGCGAAGTAAAGCTGGACAGCCAAGGGCGGGCGTACATCGAGCCATTCCCGCCCGAAATGTTTGACCATCCCGGAATTGCCGAGCGGGAGATTGAGGATTGCGAAGCGGTACGATATTTCGAGGCGTTAGCCGAAGCCGCCTGCGCCGAAGCGCTGACCGAGCAGGGTAAGCAAGACCTGGCATACGCTCACGCGGCGGCGGTGGAACGCAAGTGCCGCCGCGCGAAGCCGGCAATCTGGATTCTGGCCCTGGCGGTCGCGGTGGCTGCTGTGGGCGTGCTGTTGGCGATGCACTATTGGAGGATGTAACCGTGACAGCGAGAGACACGCCGAAACCCGGAAAAGTTCATGTTCGCCGCAAGCCGTGCAACTCCAAGTGTGGGCACTGTCAGTTTGGCGCGCCGAAGCGTAGCCCGCGGTGTCAGAGATCGGATTTGGCCGAGCGCCGCGATGGACAGTGCGCGGACTTCCGCGAATCCCGTAGCGACCAATTCTTTGCCCCGGGCATTGTTTCGTGGTGATAAGATGAGCTTTGACGACTGGAAACTCGACAACGGTGCCGACGAGGAAGACCGCCGTTCGGCGCGTGACCGGCGGCTGGACGCGATAGAGGACGAGCGCGAGCGGCGCGAGGACATGGAAAGGGACGAAAGATGAAGTGCGAGAGATGCGGACACGAAACATCTAATGTTGTTGGCATGCACTTTGTTACTTGCTACCAGATTGTAGGAAGCATGTCATCTCACTCAGGCTTTTCGGCAAGATTGTGCGACGAGTGCCGAGATCGCCTGTACAGCGCAGCACAGGCTTTTATGCAGAACTTCTCTCGTGCGGACAACTGAAAGGAGCCTAACGATGAGCCAGAAGCCGATTTTGTTCGTGACCAACGACCAGGGCGTGCGGGTAGCGTATGAGCATTTGCGATGCGGGCATGAGTTTTTCAAGGGTGAATTCGCCGTGGCAGGTAATGGTAATCTGACCGAAGGCCCAGCACATGCTTCGGGTCGATACTGCTGCCAGACCGACATCTACCGCAAGCTCCCGACGACGCTGACGCGTAGCGCGGCTAAAAAGGTATCAAGGCCAAGTGAGTGGACATGCTTTTACGACGGCGCGTGGTGTTCTTACGCCAGCGACGAAGAACTTCTGCTGAAAGAAGTTACCAAGCTCTGCGACATGACCACCGGCATCATCTACGACCTCGTGGACGACCCGCAGCCGCCGAAGTGCGAGAAGTGCGGACGGGAACTGTCCACCAGTCAGGGCGTGTGCCTCTTTGCTGACTGCCCGACCAACGCCCGCGACCTCGGCCAGATGACGCCGAGCCAGGTGGAGGCGAAGAATGTGGCTTGGAGATGGGTATACCGCGGTAAAGCACTTGATACGCTTTGGCCAGCAGGCGTGAGGCCAGAGATTGAGAATGTGACGACAAGTCAAGACTATACTATTGTCTTCGATGACAACACCACGGCGACGGTGATCGCGGAGCCGGTGGCGTGGACGCCGAAGTTCGGCATGGTGATGCGTCGCGGGAATGAGCAAAAGTGGGGAGTCATAGAAGCGCGGCGCATGTGGAATGGCCGCGAAGAATGGAAAGTTTCTTCTTTCGGCTGGCAGAGTATCGAAGTTCTGCGGAACGATTTCGAGCCGGCGGAGATTAGGAAATCGGGAACGTGAGAGGGTGGTGTATGATGAATCAGCGCGAAAGGTTTGCCGCCGACGTGGCGAATCGGCGAAAGCTCAGTAAAGAGAAGCACGAGAAGGTCGTCGCCCAGGCACGTGCCGACAAGGCGGCGCGGCGGGCGCAGGAGGCGAAAGATGGAAAGTAGACTGACACATTCTTCGATGCAGTGCGCCAAGACCTGCTTGCGAAAGTTCCGGTTGGCCTATGGACTCGGCCTGCGCCCCAATGTCGACGCCGCCCCGCTGCGCATCGGCAAGGCCGTACACAAGGGCGTTGATCTCTGGCGGCGCACCAAGGATACCGACGCAGCTATTCTGGACGTGCTGTCCGAGTATGACGCATGGGCACCGCCGGACGCCTTTGCCGCCGACTACGCCATCGAGCGTGAGACCGTGGCCCGGCTGCTGGCCGCATACTTCTGGCGCTGGGGTGACGACGGACTGTCGGTAGTGGCCTCCGAATTGCCGTTTGACATTGAACTTGAGAATCCAGCGACGGGGGCCGCGTCTCGCACCTGGACGTTGGCGGGCAAGATGGACGCCATCGTGACCCTGCCAGATTCGCGGTTGGCCCTGGAAGAACTCAAGACGTGTGGCCAAGACATCGGGCCGGAGTCTGATTACGTCAAGCGGCTCCGCATCGACGCCCAGATCAGCCTCTACTTTGATGCCGCCAAGAAAACGGGCCATGATGTGCAAACCGTGTTGTACGATATCATCCGCAAGCCGACCATCCGTCCGAAGTCTATTCCGGTGCTGGACGACGCAGGCCTGAAGATCGTCCTCGACCAGACGAACGGTCAGCGGGTGTTTAAGAAAGACGGAGAACCGCGACGGTCTGCCACAGACGGACAGATCATGCAGATTCGCATCGAGTTGCCGCAAGAGTACGGCGACCGCCTGACCGCCGACATTGGCGAGCGGCCCGACTTCTACTTCGCCCGCTACGAAATCCCCCGCCTCGACGCCGACTTGATCGAGGCGCGGTTTGAGTTCTGGCAGATGGGCCAGTTGCTCCGCGACTGTGAGAAGTTCGGGCGCTGGCCGCGCAACACCGGAAGCTGTATTGGCTTTGGCCGCTGTCCGTATTTTGAGCTTTGCACCGGCGGCTACGAAATCGAAAGTGGAATCATCCCGGCGGGCTTCGTCCGCGTGGACGACGTTCACCAGGAACTTGTGACCGAATAGGAGGACGTACCATGACAGGGCCGACGAAGAAACCCGGCGGGCCGCCGGGGCCAACATCCGCACCGCCAGCCGCTACGCCGCGACCGGCAGCCGTGGCGGGCAAGCTGGGGCGGCTGGACGCGCACCCGTTGCCGCCGCGCATCATCCTGAACGCCGTCGAGGGCTGGGGCAAGACGTCTTGCTTGGCCTTTGCGCCGGCGCCGGCAATCCTGATGGCCCGCGGCGAGTCTGGCTATCGGACGCTCCGCGACGCCGGCAGCGTGCCCGACGTGGACGCGATGACGGTCGAATCGTGGCCGGAACTGCTGGCGACGCTGGACAGCCTGATTGCCGACACGGGATTGCCATACAAGACGCTCGGCCTAGATGCGATGGGCGGATTCGAACGGATGTGCCATGAAATCGTCTGCTCCCGCGACTTCGGCGGCGAATGGGGCGAAAAGGGCTTTGGCAGCTACCAGAAGGGTTACGACGTGGCCGTGACCGACTGGCTGCAACTGCTCTACCGGCTGGACAAGATTCACCAGCGCGGCGTGATGATTATGATGCTCAGCCACAGCCAGATCAGGCCGTTCAAAAATCCTGTCGGCCCGGACTATGACAAGTTCGCCGCCGACATTCACCCCAAGACCTGGGGCGTGACCAGCAAGTGGGCCGACGCGGTGCTGTTCGGCCAGTTCCGCACCATCGTAGACAAAGTGGACAAGAAGGGCGTCAAGGGCAAGGGTATCGGCGGCAGCGACCGGGTAATCTACTGCGAACACAGGGACGCTTTCGACGCCAAGAACCGTTTCGGAATGCCGGAGGAGATCGACATCCCATCCGACCCGATGCAGATTTGGGCCACTATCGAGGCGGCGATTCGGCACAAGTAGACGGCGCGGCGGTCGCGCTGTCATTTGCGCGGGGCCGGTAGCCTGTCAGCCGTGCCCCGCAGAAACCAAGCGGCCACTTGGCCGAGGAGAAACAAACATGGAAGCCGGGAAATACTGGGGAGCGTTGAAGGAAGCCGTCTGTTCTGTGTCGAACAACAAGAAGCCGCAGATCGTGTTGACATTTGCCGTGTCTCACGTGGCTGCTGGCGCGGACTGGCAGGAGTTGCCGCAGGCCCAGGAGCGGCGCGTCTACTGGTCGCTCAGTGATGCGGCGTTGCCGTATGCCGAGAAGAAGTTGGAGTTCATCGGCTTCAACGGCAACTACGATTCGCCGGACTTCGGCGATGAAGTCAAGACCGGCATTGCCCTGGAATGCAAACATGAGGAGTACCAGGGGCAGATGAAAGAGAAGTGGGACTTGAGCGACGCTGTCGGCGCGGCCCCGGAGAAAGCCCCGGCGGACGTGCTGCGTCTACTCAGTGCCAAGTGGAAGTCTGGCCATGCGGCGTCGCCCAAGCCCAAGGGCAAGCCGCCCGCGCCGCCTCAGACCAAGCCGGGAAGTGCTGCCGAGGCGCAGCAGGCCAACAACTCCGGCCCGGAGGACGACGCCATCCCTTTTGACGAGGCCCGGTGGGCGGACACCGTGGCCTACGTGACTGAGAACACCACGGGCTGCACGCCCGCGATGGTCAAGAAAGCCATCCGCGACTTGACGGCGGCGGGTTGCAACCCCGACGCGGCACAGATTATTACGGCGGTCAACGCCTTGATCGCCAAACGCAAGTAGCCTCGACGGTCGCGGCGATTCTGGCAAAGTGATGAAGGAGAGGGCGATGACTAAAAAAGAGCACATACAAGAAACTGTTCGGCAATTCTACAGGGCAAGAGTTTGGGGCCACGAAAGTTTCACTTGTCCATCCAACGAATCGGCGGCAATGAACTTCATTGATGCAGTGTTTCACCTGGTTGATGTTGCAAACGATGCGGCCGAAAATATCGCCAAAGAAGCAGCAATGCCTACGGCTGTAACTAAAAAGAAGTGACAAGTTCTCTCGTGGCTGATGCCGAGCCGGATTAAATCCTCCAACTCGCGTATCGCCACGATGACCGCCCGGTGTGCTGCGGGGCAGATCGGGAGAAACGTGCAGCTATGGCACGTCCTGAGCCGGGCGGAAGTTTGACAATCCAGAGCGTCCCGGCGTCAGATGAGAAGTGGTGAGCGCCGACCCACGGGCGCGGCCGGGGCGCTCGAAATTTTGAGAGGAACCGACGTGGCAAAGAAGATGCTGAAGCCGATCACGATCACGTTGGCGAGGGCCAAAAAGATTGCCGGTAACAAATGGGACATTTTCGGACGATATGTACCGATGTGGTTTTCTTGGATGCCAGAAGACAGAAAGCCGCCTGAGTGGAATTGGGATGCAGCGGCGAAGATTCGCAATCCTCGTACCGGCCAGGTCTACGTCATCAAGCGTTAATCTCGCGTCGCCGCCGTGGCGCTCGCTCTGGGCGAGAGTGCCGGGCTTGTGGCCGACAATGATATCGGCGGCGACGCGGTAAGGAGTATTGCTGATGGAGAAGCCCGATGAGCCGAGGAATTGCGGGAATTGTAGTTGGCGGGCTGTTGATCCTTGGGTTGGCACTTTTTGCACTAGGAGCCTTTGCGAAATCGACGACCAAGACAACGGGTGTAGAAACTGGAGTCCTTGCAATGCCAACCCATCCTGACTTTCCGAGGTTCCTGCACGCCCTCGGCAAGATCGAAAGCGGAAACCGCGACGACGCCAAGGGCGACAAGAAGCATGACCGCTACCGGGCCTTTGGTCGCTACCAGATTCACATGGCGTACTACAAGCGGGCGTGGGGCTTGACCGGGCGCAACTGCGTGCGGAGCTACCCCGAATGTGTGATGCTGCCGGACTGTGCGGCCGAAACCGTGCGGCGATACCTGATGAAGTGCTGCCCGGAAGCCCTGCAATCGGGGGATTGGACAAAGTGTGCCAAAGTTCACAGGCTGGTCAACAATCAGGAACGGCCCGATAACGTTCGGTACGCGGCCAAGTTTGTGGCGGCGATGGCAAAGGAGTAGGACATGAGAGAATATTTAGGTTGGGCGGCAATAATTATAGCCTTTGGGATAGCGATAGCATTGGAGAAATGGGCACGCAGCGGCTTTCCGTGTTTCTGGATAGCCAAATGACCGTCTGCTATTCATGCGGTTACGTCCATTCCAAGTCGGGCGCGTGCCCCAGGTGCGGGAGAGAGTGATGAAAGAATTCAAAGGCGACGTGATCTACCAGCCCAAGGGCAAGGCCCGCGAGTACGCGGAGTTCGCGTGCAACCTGTTTGAGGGTTGCCCGAACCAATGCACATACTGCTACGCTCCCGGATCATTGCGTCTGAAACGCAGCGAGTTCAAATCAGCCGCGACGCCGCGCCGGGACATCGTGGAGCGGGTTTATGCCGACGCCATGAAGCTCGCTGCGTGGGCCGGGATAGGATCGCCGGAAGTTATGTTCTGCTTCACCTGTGACCCGTTCCCTACGGCAGAACTGATTCGCAGCGTGACCTGTCCCGCCATCGACGCGCTGGCCGGAAACGGACTGAGTGTGGCCACATTGACTAAGCGCCCCATGCTGGCGCTGGACAATGCAGAGATGTTTCTGGAGGCTGCCCGTGTAAATTTTGGTGTTACTCTGACTACGACACTGACAACTGCTGCGTTGAAATATGAGCCTCATGCCGAATTGCCACGAACTCGAATTGCGGCGCTGTCAGAGGCCAAGAGGGCTATGGGGCTAAGAACATTTGTGAGCCTTGAACCAGTCATGGACGAGGCGCAGGCGCTGCATGTAATCGAAGCCGTAGTGGGCCTGGCAGATGAAATCCGCATCGGCCCGATCAACCACGACGCGGCGGCGTTCGCCCGTGTGGACTGGAAGCAGTTCTACGCCGACGCGGTGGCGCTCTGTGCGCGACTAGGTGTCAAGATGGTGGCGAAGAAGGCGCTTCTCAAGGCTGCGGGCGTGCCATGCTGACCGACGCCCTGGAACGTCTGCGGGGCGTAAGTAAACCCCAGATCGTGCGGTACGCATGATCATAACCAAAGGAGAGGAAACATGGGCGAAGAACAGGTTGAGACTCAAGGGACGTTGGAAGTGGAGCCGTCTGACGAGGCAGCAGACCAGGACGTGACGCCGGAGGAAGCGACAGCGGAGGCGATTCAGTCCGTAATGTTCCGCGACAACTGCCGGTCGCTGAACCACAAGATCATCGAAGCGACGATGGACTTGGAGATGAAGAAGTCGGCGGCAAAGGGCGCAAAGGACCGGCTGGACGGCTTGCTGGCAGAACTCAGCCAGTACATTTCCGACGATGAGCGGGGCCAACGCACCTTGCCGTTTTCCACCGTCAAGGAACTGGACGCGGCGGAAGCGTGGCGCGAACTGCACATTTCCGAAGCCGTACCGGACGCGGGGCCGTGCAAGAAGTTGGCCGAGGCAGGAATCAA